CGCAAGAATCCGGCCGTGCTAGACTGGCTGCATAGTCGTGGTTTAATTAAGCATGTTCCAATGACAAAACTTATAATAGGAGAGCTGGCACGCCGTCGGCTACTGCACCATGCATGACTTAAAGAAGTGGAAACACAAGATAATAAATGAGGCGCTTGCAATTCACAATGAATGTGGACCAGACTCGTCCCCGCTGATCATGGCGCTTGCTGATTGGTCACGGGATCATCCACTGTGCGGGGACGATGCTCGAGTGCCGCCGTTCTTTAGGAACAATTACGATTATGGCTCCGGAGAGGGTTTGACCGGCGCGCTTGAAGAGTACCGGAAGAAGTCTGCGCGATCACTCAAAAAGCGCGTTTACGAAGCGTATGCTACAGACTCAGCAATTCCTACAGAGGCTTATTGCGGCAAAGAGCGCAATCGTCGGTACTGGCGATCTGCTGGATCCACAAAAGCAGTAAGAGATTTCTTGAAATATATAGACCAGGTGAGCTGTTGAAAAAGCTAGCGATTATCCGAACCCAGGACGGCGTGCACCGCTGTCCTTTTGGCCTAAGTATACAGACTGCCTGCAGGAATGCGGGTAACTCCGTACTACGCATGGAAGCACTTGATAATGTCGAGGCGGATGATCGCGATCTGCAACTAGAGCACAATGTTGCCGCATATGCTTTGCATGGGGCAGGGCGCTGCATATTTGCAGACAAGCTTGCGGAGAATGGCCGCGTAGTTCACTGTGACTATGGCGAGCCTGGCGCAGGCATGAGAGACTCCCCTATGGATGCCATACAGGTGTATCCGCGAATGTTCGGCGCTATGGGTATTCACGGTTATTATAGCTATCCGCTGGCTAGCTACTGGGATAATCCTGGCAATGCCAATTTATTCGACGGCATCTATGGCTATGCATCCCAAGAAGAGCCTGGCCTTATAATTAATGCAGATTCTACGGAAAACACAGAATTAGATAGCGCTGATGCGGAGAGGGTTTCTGCAGCGATTTCAGATCTAATTGGACACGGAGATGCAGATGAATGACGAACTCCTAAATATAATCGATGACGACCTCATGCTTGAGGAGGATGGCGACTCTGGTGCAGACATCCATGTGATTCCAGGGTCAGGGCTTTCTGTCGTTGACCTAAAGGAGCCCGAGCGCGAGACCGATTGGGAAACCGATGGCGATCATGATAAATTTCTAGTCTATCTAGCCGATAAAATGAAGTCAATTCCGCGCCACCGCGGTCATACGACCGTAGGTGTAGAGCGCGCAATATCCTATCTCAAGAAGCTTGATGGTGAGATTAGCAAGGCAATCCGCTCGGACGAGAAGAATATTATTGACGAGGAAGAGGCTGAGGGAATCCGTGATCAGATTTATGATTATGTTGATCGCCTAGAAGAGGCTCTTCAGAATCTTAGTGACAAGAAGCACCGCCGCCGCAGCTCCAACGTGAAGATTTCTTCCTCGGTCTACTCCCGCATCGGGCCAAATGGCGACCCAATGTATTATATTCGTGCAGAGAATGATGGCGAGGAGTCGCTGCTGCAGGTTGCGCTCGAGGAGCCTAGCGACCTACAGGTACGTGCCTATATTGAGTGGGAGGAGGGCAAGTTTAAGAAAGAGGCCTCCTCTGCTCGCATTGTCCTCATGGCCGATCCGTTTCTCCACGAGGTAACGAACATCATCATTCGCTCCCACGTAACCTATGGTCGCAACATCGAGTCAGTTTATCGTGATCTGGCTAAGAAGTATACCTTCACAAACCGTGATCATCTCGCAGTCCACTCCCTCCTTCGGGAAAAGGGCTTGCTGATAGATCGTGATCTAAGTCGCCTAGGCGAGGAAGTTGAGATTGGCACCCAGAGTGTTGGCGCCAAATCTTATCCAGCCTGAGGAGAAGCATGACCATTTGGGATGATCTCTATAAAGACCTAGTAAAGAGCGAGCTTCGCCAGGATGGCGTATCGCCGCTAGATGGCGAGTTCCGTACTGTCGAGGCCAAAGTCGATGAACTGCGCAAGCGAGTAGGTCTAGATGCAGTACAGAGTATGACAAAAGAAGCATCTATGCGCAAGTCTGCCGCTGATTCTGGCCGAGACAAGCAGATGGAGCAGTGCGCCATTGATGCAAAGTCATATGCCTCTGGTCTCGTTGATCTGCGTCGTGCCGGCATAACGCTGCGAGCTGTGATGGATGACCTAAAAAATAAATTCCATGATAAGCTTGAGCTAATTCGAGATATGGAGAATGAACTGGAAGAGTTCGTTCAAAAGCAGTTAGATAAATACAAAGTTGACTCACCTGCGCCGATACCAGTGCTATATAACAAGCCAGAAGGCGGGCAAAGAGACGAAGACAACAATATATTCGAAAATATCTCTGATAAGCTAAAGCACTGAAAAGCGCCTGTAGTTGCAATAAGTCCGGCTTAAAATGCCGGATTTATGTTTTTGTGGAGCAAGCATGGTAAGCCCTAAGAAAATAAAAGCTTTAACACCGAAAGACATTTTTGATGAAATCAAGAAAGATATCTCAAAAATAGATCCAGTTAGCTTTGCAGAAAATCATTTGACAATAGACGGAAAGCCATTCGACTTATCGGGCTCGGGCTGGAAGTACATGGCGGAAATCTATCGGATGATATCTGCTCAGGTAGAGAATAAAGAGGCGCGCCCAATTGTTCTACTGAAGGGACGTCAGGTCGGTGCAACCATCATGGCAGGGGTGCTCAGCCTACACATGGGTAGCTCTGGCCTATATGGTATTGAATCCGGCAAACCCCCGATCCGAGTCATGCATGTTTTTCCTGATCTGAAGCGCTGCGGCGTGTATGCAAAGGATATTCTTGCAAGTCTAATTAGCGGTGCTAAAGAGAATTATATCTCAAGGCGTGCGCTTAAGGTTGCAAAGGTCGTAGATCTGGAGGACACGCAGACCCAGAAGAATTTTGTCGGCATGAACAAGATTCGTATCGACTCCATAGGGAAGTCAGGCGACCGTATTCGCGGTAGCACGCAGGATGTTTTGCTTTATGATGAAATCCAAGACATGGGGCGCACTGCCATAGAGAATACTCTCAAGGTTCTAACTGCAACCCCATACGGTGCTCCTACTAAGGGGGTACAGGTATTCTTTGGAACGCCTAAGCATGCAGGCTCATACTTCTGGTCTCTCTGGGAAGACTCTGATCAGCGATTTTATCAACTGCGCTGCAAGCATTGCGACCACCATGTCTTTCTCTATAATCTTGAAAATGATGACTGGAACGAGACTTGGGTAAAAGAGCAACTAGTAAAGTGTCCTTCCTGCCTAAAGACTCAGGACAAGAGAGAGGCAGTAGACCTGGGAAGGTGGGTCGCAACTAAGCCGTTTAATGCAAAGGGCGAGCCGCAGAAATTCGTAGGATATCATTTTAACATGATGCTTAGCCCTCTCTTCACAAAAGAGAATGTGCTTGAGTACTGGCCGCAGCATAATAAAAATGCATCCGAGCGGGCATGGAGAAACGAGACCAAGGGGCAATTTTACTCTGCTAGCGAAGTACCGCTTACCTTGGAAGAGGTTTATGCAAATGCTCTCGACGAGAGTCGCGGCGTTGCAAAAAGTATATCCTCTCCAGCCGGCAAGAGTTACTTCCTTGGGATGGACTGGGGTGAGAAGGTTGAATCTGATTCAGACCTAGAGGCGAAACGCGGCAAATCTTTCACCTGTGCTGTCATACTATCAGTGGATCACACAGGCGTTCTCACTATAGAGAATGCGGTTCGCCTAAAAAAGAATGACCCGGATTACAAGATGAATGTTGTCCGCAAACTAATGTCTGATTTTCACATAGATCAGGCGGCAGCAGACTTTTATTACGGCAACGACTTTGTTCGACTGGTTCAGCATAACGAGGGCCTAAAGGATAAATTCTTGGGCTGCACAAATCTCAGTAACTCTAAGCGAGCTTTCTCTTATGATGAGAAAGACCTAATGGTAGGCGTGAACAAGGACCAGGTCCTTGATGAGATATTTGCTCTATTTAAGAGAGGGCGTATAAAAATACCGGCCAAAGGCGACTCACTAGAGCTACTGAGTTGGCTAGTTGATCATATTACGTCCATGGAAACACACACCAAGACAAAAGACGGCATTGTGCTAAAAACATATAAAAAGGGCGTAATACAGAACGACGGATTAATGGCACTAATGTACGCATATACAGCGTACAAATTCATGGTAACTCGCAAATTCAGCGAATTTGCAGTCGAGGGTGTAAATAAAAAACGCCAAGAAGAGGTAGTTGTTCCAGTTGTGGGCTACATTCCGCGCATGCACTGAGGTAGGATATGACAGATAATCACAATAAATGGGGCACAGTAGATTGGCAGACTCCACCAGAGCCGCTCGCCTTGGCGTCCCGCCCTGATGGCAAGACGCCGTATCGCCCACCTGCGTATTCTAATGTCTCCGTTCCTGAGCGCACGCGGGACTTTGCCATTAGCGAGGCATCCCTGCGCTCATTAGGCCCGGAGCGCCGTGCTCAAGTAGAGGATGAGATGCTGCGCAAGACAGCGGTAGCTGGCGATCCTCGCGTACAGTTAGGCAATGCAGTTGCAGCTGGCAAGCAAAGCCTTATCAAGACTGCTGCTGCTTCAGAACTAGGCGGACAGCTGCATATCGCTGGTCGTGGCAATACCACGAACATGATGCCTAATCTGTATTCGCCTCTGTTTCTGACTGCCAACCTACAGCTGCCGCGTGATCGCATAACCGCTAATGCGTGGAATCGCGCATTCTACGAGACAAATCCTCTTGTACGTAATGCAATCAACCTTCATGCTACTTATCCGATTAGCAAGCTAGTTATCAAGTGCAAGGATAAGAAAATCGAGCGCAAGTACTTGGACATGGCGAAGCGCGTTGATCTTTTCAACGTAGTTCAGCAGGTAGCCCTCGAGTACTGGATGATTGGCGAAGTATTTCCATATGCGGAGTACGACGAAGACCGCAACATGTGGTCGAAGATATACTGCCACAATCCAGACTACGTTGTAGTAAAGCGTACCCCGATTCCAGGTGAATCGATTATTGCTCTTAAGCCAGACCCCAAGCTGCTGCAAATAGTTCAGTCAAATGACCCGGTCCATCGCGCGTATCGCGAGAAAATGGATCCGTCGCTGCTAGATGCAATTGCTCGCAACGAGTACATTCCACTCGATGGCTTTAATATTAGCCACATCAAGAACGAGTCGACAGCATACAATACCCACGGATCCTCTGTTATAGTTTCTGTCTGGAAAGATCTCGTGCTGTGGGACCTTTTCCGCGAGAATAAGTTTATTCAGGCAGATGCCATGGTAAATCCCATGACACTGGTAAAGGTAGGCGCCTCGAATGCAGATGGTCACTATCCGCGACAGGAAGAGCTGTCGGCTATGCGTGATGTGTTCGAGCATGCGCAGTACGATAAGGATTTTAAGATATTTACGCACCCAGATGTTGCAATAGAGAGAATCGGCTACAACGGCGGTATCCTCGACATATCTGGAGACTTGAATTTTATACTTGATAATATATTCATTGGCCTTATGGTCCCGAAGGCAGTGATTACGCAGGAGGGTGCGTCCTACGCCTCGGCGTCAGTCGCTCTCGACGTCATTCGTCAGCGATATAATAACTTCCGCACGAAGATGACAAACTGGCTTGTGAATAAGATCTTTGCGCCCATGGCAGAGGCCAATGACTTTTATGAGACCATTGATGGCCAGAAGCATCTGGTCCTGCCCGAGATAGAGTGGAATCAGATGACGCTCTATGACGTCGATACGTACATAGGTCATCTCCTGAATTTGCTTGACAAGACTCCGCCTACTGCGCCGGTAGGCGTAAGTCGCACAACCGTGTACCGCAGTCTTGGGCTAGATTTCCAGGACGAGCTAGCGAATCAGAGGAAAGAGGCAATTCAGATGGCAATTGTTGCCAAAGAGATGGCTGCGATTGCAGGCATGTCCTTGTCCGAGCTCCGTACGCTTGATCCCGATCAGCCGATCATAGAAAAAGAGGATGCGCTGCTGCCCGGAGTTGCTCCAGAGGGTGCCCCTCCAGGCGGAGACATGGGGATGCCTCCTTCGGGACCTGATGCCGGTCCACCGCCTGGTGGCGCCGAGCTACCTATGCCGCCGATGTGATGAGAGATGCTTAAGAATGATATAAAACTGTACAAGGATGGCAATCGAGCCGCAGAGATGCGGCTCATCTCCTTTATTCTTGACTGCGAAAAGCGCTTGGATCGCAATGCTGCAGCCGCGCTGGTCAGTGTCGGAGGGAAGGTAGGAACAATAGCGAGACTTGCTACTGAAAAGATTGCGGCTGAGCTACTCAAGAAACAGGCCCAGGTGCAACTAAAGATCAGGATCCAGAGCTGCCTAAATACTATTGAAAGCTCCGGCTTTTTTCGTGATGCCGGTGCGAGCAAAAGCGTATGGGTGCCGCTTCTTAAGGAGGCCTCGGCACTGCGCTGGAGATTGAAAACCGACCAGGAAGTATATAATATTGATCTAAGAATAAGAAGAATGATAGATCTTGCGCGCCAAATCGGGATTAGCATATGACCAAAAAGATCGAGCCGATACAAAAAAAATCTTGGACACTGAAAAGCATTGAAAAAGATATATTAGGCGCCCTTCCAGATATAAAAAAGGAGAAGGATCGTCTAGTCAAGATGGTGACAGACAAGTTTTCAGATGAGGGCGACGCTGATGAGACCAAGAGGGAGGATGTTCGGCCACAGAGCCAGAAGCGCCCTCCTAAACCCGTAATAGCTCAGCAGGATGCCATACTGGTGCCGCCTGGAACCAGAGTTCATGCAATAAGGGACGGCATTGCTTCTGTGCACAGAGATACGGTAGAAGGTCATATAGTGACTATAGCAGATCCAGTTTTCTACGGGATTGGTAATTTTCTTGGATTTGGAAAGGACGATGCCTATGTTTATTCCGGGTTTGCATCAATACAGGTAAAAGACGGCGACGAGATAAAGAGTGGACAGGTAATAGGTATTGCGCGGCCAATGCCAGGCTCATCAGGCAAGTCGTATATCAGGATAACAAAAAAAGTGGACGGTTCCCGCTCCACTATGGCCCAATCAGAACTGCACTCTGCAGTCAAGACTTCTGATTTTTCAAAGATTCCTCGCGAGGGCATAACGAGCACGAATGCCTCTCGCCCCGTAGATGCTCCGATCAAAGGGTCACCAGGGACTAGAGACACCAACACCTATAACAGCGTTATAGATCAATTTCAAGTAGATAAGAATCCAAGATATACCCCTCGCGCGCACAAGCCAGGCGGGAGCCTCCAGACATTTTGCAATATATTTGTCTGGGATGTGACAGAGGCGATGGGCTCCCCGCTGCCTCACTGGGTCGATGGGAATGGAAATCCTGCTCAGCCTGGCAAGGGAAGTCGCGAACTAAACGGCAATGCTAGCGTAGACTGGCTGGCCCAGCATGGCTCTAGATTCGGCTGGAAAGAGGTCGATGAGGCAGAGGCGCAGGAGTACGCTAACAAGGGTCATGCCGTCGTTGCAGGCCAGAAAGAAATCGGCAAATCAAAGATTGGTCACGTTGCAATGGTTAGACCGGGAAAGATAACAAGGCATGGACCGTCTGTAGCAAATGCTGGGGGCAGGAATATAAACAAGGCTCAGGTGGCACAGGTATTTGGAGCTGGCTACAAGAATGGTCTAATAAGATATTGGGCAAACCTTGCATAAAATCGGAGCAAGAATATGCCAAAGTTCCTTTCTAAACGAGAAGAAAAGACCTGGAAAAAGGCCAAGTCTGCTTTTAAGAAGCAGAAGGGCCGAGCTCCGGGAAAAAAAGATTGGCCGCTAGTGATGCATATTTTCCAGGGCATGGAAAAGCGTGCAGTGAACATAGTTATTAAGCCGTACGAAATTTTTGTAAAAGAAGGCCTCGACCTGGTTGAACAGGTCTTTGGTGCTGGCTATTTCTCTGGCGTAAGTACCATTGTTGTGCAGCCGCACCAGACGCATCACTATGGAGAAGTCATTTCTGACGATCCAGAGACAATATACATATCGGCAGACAGGATAGAGCAGGAGTTTGCGCAGCATCCGTTAGAGAGGGCGTTTCAAATGGCCTCTACTCTTGTTCACGAAATGGGACACATTAAATCTGGATTCAAGGGCGGAGAGGGCCCGGCCGAGGCCGAGGAGCATCGTTTTGCTCAGGTATTTAAGGAAAAGATTAAGTCAAATCCTGAGGCATTCAAGAAGTTCGATAAGAAATCCGTACTGCACGCCGACTTGGTTCGCCTCGCCAATGATGCAGATCTAGATGGTCACGTTGCGGCGGCCGACTTCTTAGATTCTGCTTTGCACAAAAAGGCAGATTCAACTGCAGATGTTGAGCAGATAATCCAAGGGATTATTGCACTTATCCGATACATGGTTAGCCGTGTATCAGATGAGAACAAGCAGAGCTTCAAAAACAGCCTTTTGCTAAAAATACGTCAGATATCCCCAGAGCTGTCTCAGAAAAGGAAGAACCCTTCTGCTGGCATAGGTGCCGTTTTTGGTCTTCTGAAGAACTTGATGGCAGGATTAGATCCTGCTCAGATAGGGTATATAGTTGGGCAGATTGCTTCGAGGGCAGCATGAAGAAGAATGCAAGCACAGAGATGACCTCTCAGACCGACCCTGTTACCGGCAACAAGATATACGTAACTACCACGGCTCGCCTGCTCTTCAGGAAGATGCATCCTGAATGGGCAAAGGTAAAAAACGATATATTGAATGAGGCAATAGCAAAGGCATTTGCCTCTGCGAAGGTGATTCAAACCTTTAAATCTAAGAAATGGGAAGAGGAAGGCGATATCCGTGGCAGCGATTCGAGCAAGTTCATATGCATTCATCGCGGCTCTTTTCTCATAATTATAGCTGCAAAAGGCAGTCACAATCTGCCGCCTCCGCCAGCCAGATCGTCAAAAGCTAGCGCCCGCGTTGCGCTAGAGAAAAGTGCTGAAGGGCGGGACGATGCTATGCGCGCCCACCGCGGCTGGCTAGCGGAGCACTATTTTGATTTCTTTGTCGGGCATGCTGCGCTTGATGCCGAGAGTGAGAAGTCTCTTAAGGAGTATATAAAAAACAATGGTGGGCTCAAGAGTATGAAAGGCGCATCTCCTAAAGAACTCGCGGCCAAGGCTAAGAAAAAGCCGAGTGATGTTGCCAGCCAAATGGCCAGGACCATGCTCAGCGAGGATCAGCGCGGCCAGCTGACGCGCGAACCAGGTCTTTTGAACGATAGGCCTGGCAATCTTTCTGTTCCGTTTTCATTTCCACTGGAGTGAGTGATGTCTAGTATTACCAAGAAATCTGCAGTGGAGTTTTCCGTTCCAGTCTCAGATGGCGAAAAAGAGCGCGCTGTCGCACTGAAGGATCGCATACATGATTTTTGCGATAGAATAAAGAAGTTCAAGGATTTTTTCGATGCCTTTTTTACTTCTCTTGAGCAGATCAGCTCAGGCAAAGACCTAATTCCAATTGGCGCCACACTAAAGCGCTATCAGTATAAGCTGCGCTCTCACTTTAATAACTGCGTCAAGACCCTTTCCCTGGTACTGGTTTCATATAGGAGTCTTTATTCTGAGTCACGTACGGATCAGATAAGGGACGTAATGATGAATACTTTTTCTGAGGCACGGCTCAAGTTCATAGAGCTGATGAGTCTGATGGATGATTTTGACTCAGATAATTTTATAGCAGGGGCCAAGGAAAACTATCAACAGATCAATAATTATATGGAAAAGGTATTGGCCAGCTGCCAAGAAGAGTGGATTTCGCATATAGATAAGAATATTCTGGGTAAATTGAAGCTAGCTTCGAGTTTTTCGCTTGTAAGGACTACCAAATGATAATTAAATACGGGACATCCGAGGCCGCCGAAGTAATCGATGCGAAGAATATTCCTTCGTGGGTGACTCGCGATCCGCCGAAATCCGAGCAGGATGGCGTGACGGAGTCTGACGATAATACAGAGGAAAAAGAATGAGTATTGTCAAGCATGCCTTTATCGATGGCGTTTCTATTGGAATACTAGATAACAACAAACTCAATGATGATCCGGGCGTACAAGCCCGGTTTGCGGCCGTCACGAACAAGCTTCGTGACGAGCAAAAGAAGCGCGGCAGCAAGGAGCTCTCTCCTTATGTGGATGACTTCCTTTATGCCAGCTGCATTATGATGCATGCTGCAGAGGCAGCACTTGTCAATCAGGAGACGGGTGAACCGATCAAGACTGCGGCCGGCAAGTCGGCTGCAGGTTGGTTCGAGAAATACGATATCGATGGCGGCAAAGAGACTGCTCGCTGGGTATCGCCAGATGGCATTCGCCCAGTAAAGAATAACAATGGAGATATCTTCCCAGAATCCGAGCTACTAAAGGCCTATAAGAACTGGGTCGGCAAGCCGCTCTGCAAAGATCATGTGTCTAGCTCCGTAGACGGCATCCGCGGCGTAATCGTAGATACGTATTATGATCCAAAGTTTAAGCGTGTTCACGCGCTATTTGCACTTGATAAGAAGAACTATCCCGATCTCGCCCGCAAGGTAGAGGCCGGCTATGCCACCAATGTCTCTATGGGCACGGCGGTTGGTCGCTCTATCTGCAGCGAGTGCCAGAACGTTGCAACCGTAGCATCTGAATTCTGCTCGCACGTCAAGTCGCGTACGCATTACGGCGAGATCAACTTTGATCTAAATCCAATTGAGCTGAGCATCGTTGTCACCGGTGCAGATCCGCGTGCGAAGATTCGCAAGATTGTTGCAAGCCTAGACGAGTACCGTGCCCAGGCAGAGGAGCTGCGCAAGGTAAAAGGCGCTCCGCTAGAGGAGCTTGATCAGATTTCTGCAAACATCAAGGCTGCCGCAGCAGTTGCGGAAGAGATCGACGTAAAGCCGGTACTGTCCGACATAATCAGTATAATGGAGACATCAGAGCCTGGCAGTGGCGCCTTTGGTGATGCAACAGATAAGCTTGTCGCTCTGCTCTCGGAAGAGGGTAATGCTGAAGCCGTTTACTCTAACATCAAAGATGATCGCCCTCTGGTCGATTCGTTGCTAAATGCTCTACGAAGAGCTAAGGCACAGGATCTGGTGGAAAAGCTGAATTCTCTAAGGATTCAGAATGTGTCAGTGCCATCGATGCAGTCAACGGATACGACCAAGACGGTTGGCAGTGTAGATGGCGCGCTATCTAATTTGAATACTAGCATAAAACCCAGCTCAACGCTGGGAGATATAGAGCTAGAGAACCAGGTAAGTGCGTTTGCTCCAGGTACCCGTGACATGTCCGGTCTGCAGCAATTTGCAGCATTATATACAGATGGCGTAGCCACAAAAGACGGGCAGCTGCTTGAAAAAGCAGCTAATGATCTGGCAGGCAGAATAACATCTATTAAAAACAGTTTGGATAGTTTGAAATCGTGTCTCCCGACCCAGAAGGCGGGAGTGGGAACAGGAGATATTATGACGTTTGATGAACTACGGAAGCGTGCTAACCTGCGGAAGAAGGCTTACATGCAGGGAACTGAGGAACCAAAGTCTTACCCCGCCATGGGAAATCCGGATCTACGTGATGGCGACCATCACCTACACGGTGAAGAGCTCGACACCTCCGTAGCTAATCCAGACCAGAAGACGAAGGAAATGCTGCTTCGCGCGTCGCTTAACGAGCGCCGTACTGCCCGCGCAGAGAAGCTGAAGGCCATTGCTGAAATGGCTGTTGTCGTCAAGGACCAGTCAGGCAATCCAGCCGGCGCAATTGTCAACAAGAAGTTCGTTCCAAAGGCAATGGCTGATGATGGCCACGACGCCGATGACGCCGATCACGCTGAAGACGGCGATCACGCCGCTGATGCCGAGCTCAAGAAGGCAGAGGCCGCTCTCGTTCAGCGCCTTGAGATGCTGAAGGAAGCCGCTAAGAAGAAGGCCAAAAAGCCAGTTAAGGAAGAAGAAGAGGATAAGCCTGCCAAGGGCGGCAAGGATGCCAAGAAGGCTAAGCCAACCAAGGGCGACGACAAGATGGACAAGATGAAGAAGAAGGCTTATCCACAGGGCACTGCTGAGCCAGAGTCATACAAGCCAATGGGCGATCCAGACCTCCGCGACGGCGATCATCACCTGGGTGGCAAGGAGCTCGACACCAAGGCAGGCAATCCTGATCAGAAGGTCAAGGAGCTAATTCAGCGCGCCGGCCTAAAGGCTCGTCTCACCAAGTCGGCCAACGTTGCAAACTCACGTTGGGCAGTCCTCGCAGGCGACAAGGAAGTGTTCTCGGTCACCGCCGGCGATGCGTACAATGTTCACCTTAATAAGCAGAGCGATGTTGCTGGCAAGACCTGGGGCGATCTGTTCGTTTCGCCAGCCTATGGCAAGCAGCTTATGGCGCAGATTCGCGCTGGCAAGATTAGCAAGTTGGCAGAAGAGCTTGATGCTGCGAAGCAGTCAGTTGATGCTCCGGCCGCTGATGCAGCTCCAGCCCCCGCCGCTGCACCAGCTCCGGCCCCAATGGTAGATGTCGTTCCAGAAGCCAAGGGCGATGACGACATGAAGGACAAGCTCATGGCCGCTCTCGAGAAGCTCGAGGAGTGCATGCAGAATCTAAAAGACATTGTCATGGGCTCCGATAAGGGCGTAGACAACGTTGATGTAGATACCATGGCCGCTACGGCTTCACTCGACCGTGGCATGTTCGAGGCTCACGCAGAGCTGGCTTCGCTGGCTAGCGAGCTCAGCTTCCTCGCCAAGGAAGCAAATCTGAGCGTTCCGTCGGTACGCCTTGCTGCTCGCGCGGCAATCCGTGACGGTCACCTCGCTGCAATCGAGGCTAACGAGCGCATCGCTGAGTACGCCGATGCCTGCGACGGCGGCATGTATGTTCTCGATGAGGAGGAGCTAGAAGAGGTCGCCGAGGAAGTCGAGGAGGCTATTGAAGAGCACGATGAGGAGGAGCACGGCGATCTAGACAAGGCCCTAGAGGACCTCCGCAAGGAGCTTGCCGAGCTCGAGGACAAGGTTGATGAGCTCGAGGAAGAGGTCGAGGAAGGCGAAGAGGACGAGGAGAAGGAGTCGGACGCTATGGACGACAAACTCGCCGCCCGCGCCGCAATGCGCCAGCAGCTCGTTGCTCGCGCCGCGAAGGCTGATATGGTCACCGCAGATCCGATGTTGAATATTCACGGCAAGGGCGAGGGCAAGCTCGACCTCGGCATGAATATCTCGGATGATGGCGATGTCGTTGAGAGCGTATTCGAGGTACAGCAGAAGGTCATGAATACTCTTGGCGAGAAAGTCAAGAAGGCCGCTGCCGGTATCGCTGAGGCCGTCCGCAAGGGCGTCCTGAAGGATTCGCAGCTCGATGTACTCGTTGCTACCGCTGCAGTCGATGCAGAGGCCGTTAAGTACTACCGCGATTACTTCGCCGGCGCCGATGCCGACTTCGCCAAGGGCCTTGTTGCAGAGTTCAAGAAGTCTGCTTCCGCCACAGAGGACGTTGGCTTCCGTTACAAGCGCGCATACGCAGTAGCAATCGATGCACAGGCTCGCAACCTAATTGGCACCGGCCGCGCCGCTCTTGATGAGTGCGCCGACACGCTGGCCAACGGCAGCGACGCGAACTTCGATAGCTTCAAGCGCATGGTTGGCAGTGTCAAGACCTCTGTCCGTACGGCCGGTGTCGTACCCCAGATGGGCGTCGTTGATGGCGGCGAAGCCACGAATACGCGCACGGCCTCGGACAATGGTTCCGTTGATGTACGCGATTGGCGCAGCCTAGGCAAAGCGCTGTTCGATATCTGAGTAAAATAGTACTCAGATAAACGAGTCCCCGCTCCGGCGGGGACTTCTTTTTTATAAATCGCGCCGGCAGATCAATAAATGTAAATATTTTTGTCCGTCTAGCGGACCGTAATTTATTGAAAAGGAACATATAAGCCAGGTGAGGCATTTATGTTTGACTTAGACCGGCTTGAGATGCAGTCAGAAATGCAAGAGCTGAAAGAGTTGGGCCTAGATCCGGAGGAAATACGAGGATATATATGTTTTTTCTGGGTAGATTCTGAAGAAAGTGAGGTAGGAAATGTCATCAATTGATATCGCAGATGAGATCGCAAAGGGAATGCAGGATGCCTTGACAGAGAATGCTCCCAAGATCGAAGGGCACTTTTCAGGCGTTGCTAACCAGCTGGCCAATACTGCCAATGCGTTAGATGCTGCCGGTAGCCCGTTGGCTGCACGAGTAGACTCGCTGCTTGGTCAGATGGTCAGTGTACTAGGAGAGGACTGATGCTTAGGCCAATTCACGTAGGTAGAAATTGGCCAACGCAGCGGCCTCTTGATCCTAATGCGACCTTCCTGCCTGGCATGATTGCCCAGCACAAGCTGATCGGCAATGAAATCGTACTGGGCGTAAGCGACGGTATCGCACCATTTGGCATAATAGAGGACGTGCGCGAGGTAGCTCACGTAAGGCCATCTATTGATGAAATAGTTGTTATAACTCCTGATTCATCAGAAATAGATGTGTCAACGGGTGTTCCAGCACTTGCAATAAGCAAGGTTGCATTTCTTAAAAACGCCAATGTGCTGCAGCACAGCTTTGCCTCGGACATTCCCGGCGTAGAGCTGATTGCAATAAATGGCGCAGTCAATGTCGTCGCAGGCACTGTTCTGAATGCCAAGCTTAGCCCGATATCTACAACTAATGACAGCGTAATGATACGTGTTAGATATTCCTATTATGTGCCGAACCGGCCAGGAGACGATACTACGCTAGGCAGCAACAAGGTAACCGTATGGCCAAATCCCAGTGGCTGCATATTTGCTACTGATCAGTATGAGACAGCAGTGCCATATCCGCTTAATGCAGCGCTCTATGTAAGCTCTGGCGGTCGTCTGACTACCGAGCAGCTAATGGATGCCCAGCCGGCCGTAGCAATGGTTTGTGTGCCACCCACTAGCGTAAACCCAATGCTAGAGTTTATGTGGCTGTGAGGAGTTTATGAAAAAAGATCTTTCATCGTTTGCGCGTATGTTCGAGGCGGATTCCGGCATGGATCGCCGCGACCCATTTGTTTCTGCGTGGTCAGATGCGCTCATGCAGAGCAATTCACAGCGCAATCGCAAGTTTATTGCTACTGACGTAGACAACTGGCTGAATACCATGATGAAAGAGGCGGCGGGCGCCGATGACTCTGCCACGGTAGATGTTTGGCTTGATGGCAGCAATGACCTATTCTGCGTATCGCTAACGGATACGTCAGGCTGCTCAGAGTTCTGTGTAGCTCCGCCACGCAGTCCTAAAACGGACAAAGAGCGCCTCATTCTTTCTGTAATCAACGGCGGACAGGATGCTTACGACGCTCTGCGCAAGACCGTTATGAAATTCAAAGCTGGCGATGCGCCAGCAGTGACTGAGTCGGACAAGCGCGAAGCAGAGATCGTCGAAGAAGAGATGTCCGATGACCAAATAGATGAGATCTCTGGTAAACTAGATAAGGCTGCTTCCCTAGTTGCTAATAATCAAGCTGCAGCATACATGATCGAATTAGCAGCCTCTCGCATCAGAGAGCTTAAGAACGGGTGAAAAATATGTCTAAGTTTGTTGATGTAGACGGCATTCTTGCCGAGGTTCAGAAGAAGATGGCCGGCCAGTCGACCATGCCGAAGAGCGTCTTCAAGCAGGACGCCGCTCGTGAAGACGTTGATGTTCAGAGCGAGCTAAACAAGCGCGCCGAGGCCTACTTCAGTAAGATCCTTGACGAAGCTCACCCGAAGTCAGTAAAGCTCGAGGGCATCGACGCAACGGTAATGACTCTAGAGGATCGCCATGCTGCGGCCATGGAGACCTTGAGCGACGCAAAGCGCAAGAAGCTTGCGGCCGTTGCTATGCAGCTAGTTCATGTTGCGAATCAGGCTGAAAAAGATGGCCTAACAAAGCAGGCCGCTGATCTTCGTATTGCTGCTCGCAAGCTAGTTTGAAGTGGTTTTTCAATGAGTACCAAGAAACAAAAAATAGGCGAGATATTCGCGTCGCTTCAATCAGACCTCTTGCGGCTCAATGAGGTAGCAGCCTCTCGCTTCGTAAAGCGCGCATGGATGTTCGAAAGTGCTTATACAAATACTGCGGATGCGCTTAAGAATTTAAAGTCTGCAAAAGAGAGTGCCGAAGAAGCAGTGAAAGGCGTTCCAGTTCTCGCCAGAGAGGGCAAGATAAAAGATCCTACCGCCGTTTTACGCGACTTTCAGCTATTGAATAAGAGCATCTCTGCTCAGGTGCGTGCTTTTGAGCTCGAGCTGGAAAAGCCACTAAGGCAGCTTGATTACTGGGCAAAGACTGGTCCATCGTTCCTGAAGCAAAAGAAGGCAGAGATAGAGAGTATGCTTGATGCTGCTAAAAAAAGTAGCGCTGCTCCAACATCTCTTGCCATATTTGATACTCCGGCGGAGGATCTCCTTGATCCGATTACAAGGGCCCTCTCGGATGCAGTTGATGAAATAGAGAATGCGCAGTCGGCCCTTGGTGATTCTGCTGATGCGGCATCTGTACCGGCAGCACAGCCCGATGCAGCAGTTGCTCCATCGCCTGATGGCGCCGCAGCCGGTGACGAGGCTTCTCAGGCGTACGACACATATATACTTGGCGGAAAGAAGGCTCTGGATGAGTTCTTTGACAAGTATAATGTAGAGCAAGACCCCAAAGATCCAAACTTTATCAAAGAGTATTTTGATATAGTCAAGAAACACATAATTGACAGCAAACAAGTGCAGACATTGATGCTGAATGCTGACAAACAGGGCGAGGCGAGAGAGAAGCTGATTCGCATGCCCAGATTTATCGAGGCAGCCCAGAAGGCGCATAATGCAGTTGTGGATCAAATACAAATCGCCTCGAATCAAATTGATCAGGCAGACGCAACTCTTCCAGAGAGATAAGCATGGCAAAATTCAGCACAAGTAACATTCCTCGTCCTGACGCAGCCAGCGGCACCGGAGGTCGTGCATCTGGCGGTTCGGGCAAGCCAGCCAAGACGGTTAAGCAGGACTGGGTCACGTCTCTGCAGAATAAGCTAGTGGAGCAATCCAAGAAGCTAAATGCGCCAATTGACCTTGGTCCTACTGGCGTCGATGGCGTTTATGGCAAAAAGACGCGCGGAGCCGTAGAGGTAGTCGCCAAGGCTCTAAAAATAGAGAATCCTCTTGATGCGAATGGCCGTCCGACAAAGGAATTTAATGATAAAGTTGGACTGGGTGACAATGTCGCTGCACCAGGGACTCCTACTGCACCAGGGACTCCTGCTGCACCAGGATCACCAGATGCGCCGGAAAAAGAAGGCGAGGCGGTTCAATTTCTCAATGATGTCGATGTAGATGGCAAGAACATAAGCATAGGTGTTCTTGAGGCCGGACTTCCGACGACAATGACCAAAACATTAGATGCCGGAGGGCAAGAGCTTCCGCTGTCTCCAGCCGAGGCACTGTCTAGGTTTAAGATGATAAGAGACGCAATGCTTGCCGCTGGATTTTCTGTTTCATCCGAAATGCCTAATGTTCGCAGTCTTTCGAGTTCATCAGACTATGCTCGTGCATCGGAACAACTTGAGACCGTCTGGAAAGAACTGACTTCTCATCTGGAGAGTCTTGAAAAGGCTATAGTTGCAAAAATTACAGAAAAGCGAAAGGCAATGGGTCTGTCTGCCGGCTCTACTCAGAGAGCATACAAGGCTGAGAGGAGTACGTCTCTTTTTCCGAAAGCAATAAATGCGGGGCTGATTACGGCGTACAAATGGCTAAGCGGATATCTTAAAGAGATGGAGAAGGGCGACGAGACCAACCCCCGGCCGCTTTTAGAGGTAATGAAGCGGAACACGGGCGTCGCAGTCGACCGAAACTATCCGCATGACATGTGGAACGACGAACAGGCTCGTAAGGTGGGCCAGATACTGCGATCAGCCGGAGGCTGGCTTGGAGAGAGGATTGTTCCAGCAGACACCTCTCAGTACTACAAAGGGCCGTATAGAGACGACATTGTAGATAAGGAATGGACGAATGCTTTCAAAGAGAACAGCAATGAAATCTGGAAAATAATTAGAGGCCAGAAATGAGCGTAGTCAAAGACATCTTCAAGGCATACAAGGCATCCGGCTATCGCGATGTTGAATTTGACAGCATGTTGAGCTCGGCCAAGGGTGCGCTCGGCCTCTCTGAGGACGAGGTCATAGGTATGCTTGCCGAGGCGTGGGACAGCGGTGCTCTCAAAAACCTAGAGTCGTATGCTTCGTTCGCTCCGCCGGTTGAGTCAGGCGAGATGCTTCTTTTTAAAAAAGCAAATCCTGGGACTCCCGAATTCGACTATGTAGAGGCGCTACTCGACTCTCTTGATAGTGCGGTTGCGGCAAAAAATGCGCAAGATGTGCAGGATCTGACAAAGAAAATTGATGCAGTCGCGAAATCAAGTAACACTGAATATAAAAAGGCGCTATTTGATATAATAGAGAGCAAGAGATCGCCAACAGAGACAATTGATGACATGCCCATAATGAGGGGCATAAGTGGCGCTAGCGGGGACACATTTGATTCGATTAAAGCGATTCATGAATACGGCACTACGAGAGGCTTTGCCGTGCCAGGCGCTGCATCGGCATATGTTCCGCGCCTAGGTTCTGTTAACGAGGTCGCCGATATAGCGAAAGAATTAAAAAAACCATCGCCAGATCCGAGGGCAATAGAAAGATTTAAAAACATATCCGAGGCGAAGGTTGGTCTCTGGGGCAAAGATGCCGATGCTGCCAGGCAACTGGCTAGGGACTTTAATGAAAATGAGATGCGCGGCCTGTTAAGTAAATTGGGACTGCCCCCTGATCAAGAGATGAAGCTCCTCAATAACTTTTTGGAGAATAAGGGCTCAAGAATGACCAAGCTCTTGGAAAGAGAGAAGGGGGTTCTCGGGGCCCTTACCAAAATATTTTCCAAGAACAAAGGGGTAAGTGCTCTCGAAAAGTTTAAGGCTGGCGGCACGCTTTTGGGCGCTCCTGCACGAGCATTTTTGTGGATGCCAAAAATGTTATGGAAGCTCAAGGGTTTTCCTGTGTTAGGCCCGATTGCAGGCATTTTAGCTGGCCTGGGTCAGACTGCGGCCGCTGGATACATTGGTCTTAAGACATTTTTTGGCGACGATGACAAGCCAGACGTATCTGCGCCTGTTGAAGCACCCGCTGGCAATGGCTCTGTACCCGGATCAATCGCAGATCCTGCTCTCGCTGGCAACTTGCATCAAAAGATGCGCACAATTCTAAAAAGGACCTTTGGTCCCCGCTGAACAGATTCGGTAAAATAGGAGTACGCTATGTCTATCGCTGACAATATAGAAAAAGAATTTGCCAGACTGCTTCGCGAGTCCAGATCTGTTGCGCGCCATAAGCTAGTTGCCCAGGCCGCCGACAAGGAAGACGCCATAAGAGCCAAGCGCCCTCGCAAAGAGAAGAACAAGAAGAGCGTCATCGAAGAAGCTCATCCGGGCGAAGTGTTTGTTGCCGAGTCTGACGGGCTTGGTGGCCTAGCCGGAAACCCAGAGCAGGTACAACAGCAGATACTCGACGCACTGAATCGCCGTCCTTCTGCTTTTCCATATCAGGGCCTTGTGGCAAATGCCATGGCTGACTTTGAGAAGACCGCAGAAGTGCTCGAATCACACAATCTATTTAGCGAGGCCGCAGCAATCCGCAAGGTTGCCGCGGAGTGGCTATCGGTGTTAGAAAGGCGAGGGGGCTTAAAAAAAAAGGCATCAGATGGGGTTCCGGATCAAGTGATCTCTCCTAGCGGAGAGGTGATAGAAGATTTTATCAATGTCCCTAGTGCTCGTCCAAATGCGCCCGGATCGGCAAAGACGCCTCCTTCTGCTTCTCCTCCCCCATCCGGAGCGTTCATCCCTGATGCAGAAGAGGTCCGCGGCGGTGCGGCAGCAGCTTCAGCCGAAGGGAAGGCGGCTACTCGTGTTGTTGGTCCAGTACCAGTAGATCCATCTGCGGCCGTGGCAGATGCAAAAAAAGCTGCAGATGCTACACAGCCTCTTGCCGATGCTGGAAAAGCTGCCGCAAAGGCAAAAGGCTTCTTCTCAAAGGCACTGAAATATCTTGGCGTGGCTGGCGATGCGGCCATGATCGGCTCGTATGCCCTTGACAAGGATTGGACATCTGTAATAGGTACTGTTGGCGCGGGCGGTGTGGCCGCAGCTGCTGCCGCATTGAGTGCACCGTTGGCCGCAGCTGCAGGAGGAGTAACAGCAGCAGCAGGAATAGGCATAGGCATATACAGCTTGATCAATGAGACTATTCTCGGAGCTTGGCAAGAGGATCTAGAAACGGACATAAATGATGCCATTGGGGCTGTCCAGTCAGTTCTAGATGATAATGACACGGATACTGCCCAGAGGTCTGCAGCCCAGACCATGATGAATGAGCTGCAAGCTATTGTCAAAAATATATCCGTTTTGCGCCAGGAGGCTAAGAAAGGTGAGCGGGCAAACATGAACGCAGTGGCCCAAGGGATGTCTGATATCGAAGATTCTGTGCGCGCGGCTCGCATAGCGGCAGATGATCTAAAAGGTGCGACCGTATTTGATCTTGGGGTGCGAAAAGTCATCGCCACTCTTGATGATATAGAAGAGTCTAATCAGGAGTTCAACGAAGAACTGCAGAGCAAGGTAGATCCATCAATGTCCAAACTTACGGATGCCATTAAGCAGATTTCTGCTGCGGCAGCAGCGAGAAAGGGCATAATAGGAGAGCTTAATATAAATGTGGGCGGCTCTTCGCCAGGCTCCTCATCATCCTCTTCGTCTCAAGGCTCTCCAGCTGTCTCCACGGATGATCCTGCTCATATCAAAGAAGTGCAGGCTGCAATAAACGACCTGCAGGCCGCAGACGCAGGATTCAGCCCAAGGCTTGCTCTAACTGGAAAGTGGGATCCGCCGACAGAAAAGGCGCTTGAGTCCTACGTTCAGCTTTGGTTAGAAGTCGACCCAGGTCTTGTCCAGGTTATAAGTGTTGAAAGCCTTAAGGACGCTGAGGGCAGCGTTATACGCGCCATGAATCGCGACTATCGCAATAAAGAGGAAGTAATCGCCTCTATCATGAGAGCTTCGACTAATAAATAGTGTAATAACTGATGTTTTAGAGGTCGAGACGCGGTCTGGCCACTTTAAACGAAATAAGTGAGGTAATTAAAATGGCTCTATATCCTGTTCAGCCCGGCATCCAACCACTAGGTCTTTTCGACGTTCTCGACACCGAGCTCGCCACCATCAAGGGCGGCGAGGTTATGACCCTCGGTTCAGCTGCTACCACCAACTCAGGCACGGAGACCGCTGCTCCCGACGTTCTCGACGGCTACACCTTCGAGGCGACCGCCAGCCGTCCAGTTGCTCAGAAGGCTTCGCTCGCAGCGAACGCTTTCGTTGCTCTCGCCGATGAGGGCACTGGTCCCGACTACTTCACCATGCTCGGCACGGTAGTAGGCGGCAAGACCGGTCTCGTTGTCAGCGGCGGCGCCGTCCTCGGCCCACACACCTCGACCGCTTCGGGCAAGGTCACCCTATGGGACAAGCCCGGTCTCTACGAGGTTACCCTCGATGCAGTAGCTTCGGACTTCGCCAGCACGGCTCTCGTTCCTGGTAAAGTTCTCGGCTTCACCGCCGCGGGCTTGCTGCAGCGTAACGGCGGCGTCGGCGCTCTCGCCGACAGCGGCTGCGCAGTATTCGTCGAGTTCTCGCAGTCGTCCAGCCTCGTCACCACGCCAGCTCGTCTGGTCGGCGGTGCGAATGCTCCTGACCGCGTCAAGATCATGTTCCTCGGCGCTGCTGGCAAGGCTCTGACCTGATATATACCTAAAAGGTATGGGATTTGGGCCGCTAAATGCGGCCCTTTTCTTTTGCTATTAATCCGCCCAGATAGTTGTATCAAGGGTGGCCACCTATTGTAAAATAAAAAGGTTCTGCCATTGGAATTACGGAGTAAGCGATGCCATATGTTTGTGATGTTCGTAGAGATAACAAGTTAACGGTCATAGAGGTAGATGGGCGTCTGTATATCGAAAGTCAAGAGTACACCCCAACAAATCTTGCTCCAATTGCTTTTTCACAGGGCCCTACTACGTGGCCCCCCGCTGCATCGAGTGCCTCTGGTAGATTTCCTGCTCAACAGCTATCCCTTTCACGAGTATATTCTCGCGGCTACACCGGTCTTTACCCATTTACTGATACAGATGGCGAGGCCTATGACACAACTCGTACGATGTGCGGACTGAGCGTACTTGGTCCAGTTGTCTATTCTTCGGCTTACGAGAGGTTCTATTGCTGGGGCAATAGCTCGTCTGCAAACAACGCCGTATCGTCATTTGACGATTCATTTAGAATGGTTTCTGGTAGCCTTGGGACAATAGGTGGCACTTATTCTGTTTATGGCTTCTTTTTGCCTTCACAGAATAACAGATGGTTTGCCATAGCGCCTCATGGGCCAGGAATCGGAGCTGATGGAACTAGCGCTCTGACTGCAGCCACGGTAGGGTCTTTGCTGGAAAGCGGCGTAGTGTCTACCAATTCAGCATCGAGCTGGTGGCATCAGCTACATGTTCCCTACCTCGGTACCGATTGGCTGGTATCAGTTCTATCTCCTTGGCAGAATGGATTTAGTTCCGTGGTAGCATATAACGACGTTAGAATTGCTTATTATAATCGCAATACAGGGGCTGGTACTGACCTCGGTATATGGCTGGACGTTGCCACTACGTTTCTGCCGAGTGCCGGGCTGTCCGCATTCTCAACGCTCGGGT